TGCGAGCTATGATGACTGCAGGTCCAGCTGCTACTCGTGACAACACTTGTATGTATAACTGCAGCTACCTACCCGTAGATGACCCTAAGTCCTTCGATGAGGCTATGTTTATCTTGCTCTGTGGTACTGGTGTTGGCTTCAGTGTCGAGCGGCAGTTTGTTCAAAAACTTCCTGAAGTACCTAAGCTGTTCGTCAGTGAGACTACTATCGTCGTCAAGGATAGTAAGGAAGGTTGGGCTAAAGCGTTCCGTCAAGTTCTCGCTCTCCTTTGGGCTGGTGAAATTCCTCAGTGGGATATTGGTTTAGTTCGCCCTGCAGGTGCAAGACTTAAAACATTCGGTGGTAGAGCATCAGGTCCAGCACCTTTGGTTGACTTGTTTAACTTTACTATCAAAGTTTTTAAAGATGCACAAGGACGTAAGCTATCTAGCATTGAGTGTCACGACATTATGTGTAAGATTGGTGAGGTAGTTGTAGTAGGTGGTGTACGTAGGTCAGCTATGATCTCTTTGAGTAATCTCAGTGATGACCGTATGCGCCATGCTAAGTCAGGTGCATGGTGGGAGAATGATCCACAACGTGCCTTAGCTAATAACTCTGTGAGCTACACAGAGAAGCCAGATGCGGTATCCTTCATGCGTGAGTGGATGGCACTGGTAGAGTCAGGAAGTGGAGAGCGTGGTGTATTCAATCGTCAAGCAAGTAAGAAGCAAGCTGAAAAGAATGGTCGGCGTGATCCTAACTATGAGTTCGGGACTAACCCTTGCAGTGAGATTATACTTAGACCAAATCAGTTTTGCAATCTCACTGAGGTTGTGGTACGTGCAACAGACACTATCGAAGATATGGAACGTAAAGTTAAACTGGCTACGATTCTGGGAACCATACAATCCACCTACACCAAGTTTCCATACTTGCGTAAGGTGTGGAACAAGAACACAGAAGAAGAGCGTCTGCTGGGTGTGTCACTTACAGGGATAATGGATAACTCCTTGATGACTATTAAGAACAAAGGCTTGGAGAAGACTCTTGAACATCTTCGTGGGATTTGTGTTTCTACTAATGCTGAATGGGCTGACCGTCTTGGTATACCTGTTGCTGCTGCAATTACATGCGTCAAACCATCGGGGACGGTATCGCAATTGGTGGATAGTGCCAGTGGCATACATGCTCGCCATAGTCCCTATTATATCCGTACTGTGCGTGGTGATAATAAAGATCCCCTAACACAGTTCATGACTGATCAAGGCATCCCTAGTGAGCCTTGTGTTATGAAGCCAGATCAAACAACGGTATTTAGTTTCCCTGTGAAGTCTCCGACTAAGGCAGTAGTTACTGAAGATATGACAGCCATCGAGCAACTTGATACTTGGCTGATGTATCAACGACATTGGTGTGAGCATAAACCCTCAGTGACAATCAATGTCCGTAAGGATGAGTGGTTTGAAGTAGGTGCCTTTGTGTACAAGTACTTTGACGAGATGTCAGGTGTATCCTTCTTACCTTATAACGAACACACTTATCAACAAGCACCTTATCAAGAAGTAGATGAGGCTCAGTATAAAGACTTGCTTTCTGCTATGCCATCTGCTATTGCTTGGGGTGAGTTGGCTAATTATGAGAAGGAAGATAACACAGTCTCAATGCAGACAATGGCCTGTACAGGTGATGTTTGTGAAATGGTGGATATAACATAGG